GAAGTGCTTCTGTCCAGCGAGAACGATAAGGACTTCGAGAACAATATGTTCACGATCCGTATCGAAGAGCGTCTCGCGCTGGCGGTTTACCGTCCAGAGGCTTTCGTGACCGGCGATGTCAATCCGCTCGTAACTCCTTAATCGTTGATGGGGCGCTTCGGCGCCCCGTTCCACGAGGAAATCATGAAAGTCAAAGCGCTTAAAACGTTGGTCGGCAATTACGGCCGTCTGGACGAAGGCATGGCCGCCGATCTGCCCAACTGGCAAGCCGGCCCACTTCTGGCGCTTGGTTACGTCGAGAAGTTTACGGAGGTTGGCGATGGCCGACACGAAGACACGCAAGCGCCGGGTGGCGAGCTACATCGGGGCGGGAATCGTCGATCCAAATCCGGCTCCCGAGCCAGAGCCGGAGCCTGAAGCGCCGCCGGAGGGTGGTGGCGATGGCACTGGTTGAACTTGATCTGCTGAAGAAACACCTTCGTGTGTTTCATGATGACGAAGATGCTGAGCTCGAAGTCTATCTGGCTGCTGCTGAAACGATTGTCACCGAATATGTCGACCGTGAAGTCGTGGCTGCCGGCGCGACGCCGACCTTGCCGGACGGCATTGCTGTGACGCCGCCTATCACGGCAGCAATTCTGCTAGTTGCCGCTGATCTGTATGAAAACCGCGAGCCTGACATGAAGGCCCAAGGCAATGCCGTTCTGCCGCGTCACGTTCGGGCGCTACTGGCACCGTATCGGGTGTGGCGCGCGTTGCCTGTAGAGTAGCGTTCCGCTATCCCGTTCATCCCAAGTTCATGCATAATCCTTCAGGATGCGTCTTGAAAGGAGTATGCAGAATGAAGCTTGTTAAGGGACTTATTGCTGGGGTTCTGGGCGTCGGGCTGCTGATCGGGGCAGGTGCTGCGCAAGCTGCACCAACAATCAACGTCGCGAAGCCGGACATTAGCTCCAATGTTGAGCAGGTCCGGGATCATCGTGGACATCATTCGCGGAAACATTGGAAGAAGCGGCATTACTATAAGCGCCATCATTGGCGCTCGCACCACCGCCATTACCGTGGGCCACGGTGGCATTCACACCGCTATTACAGACATAACGGCTGGCGTAATCACCATCGTCACCACTATCGCGGTGGGTATTACATCAGAAGAGGGTACTGATTTTAGGGCGCTACGGCGCCCTTTTTCTTGCGAGGTGCCTAATGCCCTGGCTCCACTTCACAGCCGGCTACGACTTCATACCCAAACCTGCGGTGACAATCCGCTATCCAGCGGGATACGTCGGCTTGGTGACCTCGTCCTGTGCTAACCGCGCTATTGCTGCTGGCAAAGCCGATCGACTTCCAACTCCCACGAAAGACGAGGCTGAAGCATGGCGAAGCGCGCAGGTGCCGGTAGCCTGAACTGCCGTTTGACGTTTCAGGTCAGGCAGGACGTGGATGACGGTTTCGGCGGTACTCGCGGTGAATGGATTGACCAGTTCACCGTGTCGGGAAGGCTGGAACCGCGATACGGCAGCAATGCCGAGAGCCTCATGGCTGCGCGAATGCAGTCCATGCAGCCGTACAATCTGACCATTCGCGGCAGCACCGCGGCAAAGCAAATAACGGCATCGTGGCGGGCATACGATGCAAGGGCTGGGAAGACTGGGGACAAGCCGAACCGGGTTTTCGGTATCAAGACTGTCGTCAATCCTGACGAGCGCGGGCAATACATCGAGATGCTGGCAATTGAAGGTGAGGAAACCTGATGGCGGTCCTTGGCCTGAAAAGCCTCAATCGCAAGCTCAAAGCTTTGCCTGCTTTAGCTGAGGCCGCGATTAAACTTGCCATGGAGCAAGGCGCCGACGAAATCGTTGCGATGATGAAGCGCCTCGTCCCGGTCGATAATGGCGATCTTCGGGATAGCATCGGCTGGACGTGGGGCGACGCCCCCAGCTACAGCCAACGGATTGGCGCCGTAAAGTCCAAAACCGGCAATCTCAAAATAACGATTTATGCTGGAAATTCGAAGGTTCGCTACGCGCACTTGGTCGAATTTGGCAGTGCGCCGCACATCAATGGCGGCGTGTTCGCGGGTACACAGAACCCCGGCGCAAAGGCGCAGCCATTCTTTTTTGTGTCGTTCAGGGCGCTCCGTCGACGTACGAAATCGCGGATCACTAAAGCGATAAACAAATCAGCAAAGCAAATTGCATCGGGGTAGCCCATGGACCCTGTCCTTGAACTGCAAGGCGCGATTATTCAACGGCTTCGCAGCAATTCTGCCCTCGTCGCTTTAATCGGTCCGCGCAGTTATGATAATCCGCCCACTAACGATCAGGGGCAGGTTTCGCCCTCGATTTTCCCTTATGTCAGCGTCGGCCCGTCGAGTTCTACTGAAGATGACGCCGACTGCGTCTTCAGCCACGATATCGTGTTTCAACTCGACGTGTGGTCGATCGAGCCCGCGCAAAAGCAAATGCGTGACGTCGCAAATGCTGTCCGTCTTGCTTTGAGAGGCTGGGAGCCTCCGCTGTCCGTCAACGCACTCGTATCCTTTGATTACTGGCGCACGGACTACATTAGGGACGGCAACGTCAATCATGCTGCTATTCGTTATACGGCGATGATTGAGCAGCCGTAGGGGACTCAAACGAGTGTGGCCTACAGTAGCTAAAGTTGCTTATGGCAGATTGCAAAAGGCTACCTGACCTATGCACTTTCAATCTCAAACACTCTCAACTGTTTCGCGGCCACCTGCATGGTATGTTTGTCGTTTGCCCGGAATTTTAACATGAATGAAAATTCACTAAACGCGACCTCATCAAAAATTGTTGTATATTTGACTGTTCCGCGCACGCTCAAATAGTTTTCTTGTCCGCGATCCAAGTCATTTAAATGAATTCCTTCCGCATATAATGGGGCATCAGTCGATTCGTTGGCACCTAAAGATGACCACGTGTTTCCCGAAGTTATTGCCGGTATTGGCGGTCTGGATTTTAACGGCTGGAAGTCGATTGTTCCACTTAAAGAGAAATTTTTTGCAGGCGTCGTACCGCAGTTGGCAATAGTGATTACGGCTTGAGCGCCTTCATTGTACCAGTTCATTTTGGCTGCCTTGGCATAAACGTAAGCCCGCGTCTGTGCCTCTCCGAAATGTCTGGTGATATCTACCGATTTGTTTGCTGCGTCGGCTGATCTTCGTGCGAAAAACGCGGCTGCTATTGCAGTTCCCAACGTGAAAAACGCAAAACCTATTGAGGCAATAGCAATCCAAATTTGATACGAAGTGTAATGTACGATCTGCTTTGAACTGTCTGCAATGGAACGCTGTACTGCCAGGTTGGCCTCGTTCCATTGACGTTCCTTATCACGAGCGTCGTCTTGGCCAGCACCATTCTGCAAATCATTTGGATTGCTAACAATTCTAACTGGTATCGCAAAATTCTCGACTGGACTGGAGGGGCTTACATTATTTGCGCCCGCATCACGGTTTTGATGCTCCTGTGTGTAACCGCTGTCAATCCATACGAACATCACAAGGATGACTTGGAGCACTTTGCTCAAACGCATCACCAAACTTTATACTCCCCCGCATTTGATCTCAAAATGGCAAAAAAGATCGATGGTTGTCCAGGCCAATTCTCTATTGATTGTGCGGTCATCGCGTTCCCCGGTCCAGTTTACGCTTTAAACGGTTGCTTCGCGTGGTGGGGCTGAGATCGTCGCCTGCTAAGCCCGGTAGTCGTTCGTTTGCATCGAGAGCACTGGAAACAAAGGATCGCTAAATGGCATGGGCCATCTTCAACGTCGAATGCAACTGGTCGCGCCCTCAGAGTCGGTTCTCGTTCAACGCAAAAGCGTCACCTGAACCCCAAGAGCGACCGCAGGATTTCGTAGATTACTGCGTTGCGCATGGCTGGGCTGAGAAGATCAAAAGCCCGACGCGCGATCAAAAACGAGCTCTAAAGGGCCGTAACCGGGCGAAGTAGCCCTTTCACCTGAAACCGGGCCTCAAGCCCATTCAAGGCTGGCAGATTGCCGGCCCGTTTTCGTTTGGAGTTCTCCATGGCGACGAAGCCAATTACCGCTGCATTCCCTGATTTTGTTCTGGAAGTTGAAACTGAAACCGAAGGAACCTTTGCTAAGATTTGCGCGCTCACGCAGCGCGGCATCAACCGTCAGCACAACATGCAGACTACTGAAGTGCCTCAGGATTGCGACGACGAAAGCCTTTCGTCGGCAATTGAGCGTGCTGTGCAGTCGTCTGAAGTAACAATCCCCGCGAGTGGCGTATGGTCTTCCCAAAGTCACAAGCTGCTGATGGATTGGTGGTATTCCGGGCAGACCAAAAACATTCGCGTTCAGCACGTCAAGGCAGCCGTTGGCGACACCGAATATGAGACCGGTCCAGCGTATCTCGTAGGTTTGAACAACGCCGTAGAAAAAGGCCAGAAGGTATCTGCGGAACTGGATATTCAGTTCGACGGTGTGCCAGCGCGCACTGCGAAAGTCGCGCCTTAATGGTTAAGGCGCTGACGTGGGCGGGCGGAGAGCACGACTTCGAACTCCGCTTGGAACATCTCCGCGCGCTTCAAGACAAGTGCGATGCCGGGCCAGAATGGATTCTGGCACGACTTTCCAGCAAACAGTGGATGGTTGATGACGTCATCCAGCCCATCCGCCTCGGCCTAGAAGGCGGCGGCATGGAGAAAGAGGCCGCTCGCAAGCTTGTTCAAAGGTTCGTCGAGGATCGACCTCTCACGCTTTCCGTGCTGACGGCTCAAGCAATTCTGATGCTTGCTCTGTATGGCGACCCGGATGATCAGCCGGGGGAGCTGGACGCGGGCGAGGGGAAGAAGACCCGAACCCGCTCCCGCGAGGGAAATGGAAATTCAACCGCTTCTACCAATGGGCCGGAATAATCCATCGCGACGTCGGCAAGATGACGTTGTGGGAGTTCTCGTGCGCCATTGAAGGCCATCAGGCGTTCAATCGGCCCGAGGAAAAAGCAGCGCCTGAATTCAGCAACGAAACACTGGCCGAGCTTGGAATCGAGGGCTTCTGATGGCAACTGACGTTGAACGGCTCATTGTGTCTTTGGAAGCCCGTACCAAGGCTTTCGAGAATGCCCTGAACCGGGCAAACGGTGTTGCCAACAAGAGCGCACGACAGATCGAGCGTCGCTTTTCGGATATGAACAAAAACATATCCGCCACGTTCGCCAACTCACTTAAAAACGCAACCGCACTTGCTGGTGTTGGTTTTAGCGCGCGCGAGATTGTCCAGTATGCAGATGCATGGACGCAGGCGGGGAATATGATCCGCGCCGCGGCCGCCTCTGCTGGAGTTCAGACTCGCAGCCTTGAACAATTGAATGCTGGCGCCAATGACGCCCGCGTGGGTCTGTCAGATTACGCTGACCTCTACGCTCGCCTGATCCGGTCTGCTTCTGGCGTCGCGAAATCTGAAGAAGAAATCGCGCTCGCCACCAATCTTGTATCCAAGGCGTTCAAGGCGGGCGGCGCATCTGCGCAGGAGCAGGCGGCAGGCATTCTGCAGCTGGGCCAAGCTCTAGGCTCTGGCGTTCTTCAAGGCGATGAACTTCGCTCAATTCGTGAGAACGCGCCGATCGTGGCGAAAGCTATCGCGGATGAATTCAAGGTCTCCATTTCTGGCCTTAAGCAACTTGGCGCAGATGGCAAACTAACGTCCGATCGGGTTTTCCGCGCAATCATCAATGCACAGAAGGGCATTGAAGCGCAGTTCGCAGCCACCAACGCTACGATAGGCGACAGTTTTACCAAACTGGCCAATAATCTGACTCAGTATGTCGGGCAGGCGAATGAAGCGTACGGCATTACCGAAACCGTTGGTGGAATCGTCAATGCG